GAGCTTGAGACGCACCTTTTTCAGAGGCCCAGATTGAGCCAGTCGGTGAATGCGTTCTCATAAAGTCATAACCCCCTTCAAGATAGACTGGCGTTTCAAACTTTGTGCTGCCAATACCAAGCAGATTTTGGCCAGCAATTGAACGATCACCATGGAATGGAACAATTGCACCACCTTGCATTTTTTCTGGGGTAACAATCTTTTTGGGTGGCAAATCTTTTAGCATTTCACGCTGGGCTGTCATTTCACCAATGGGGATTGGTAATTTTTTACCAGCGCCAATGTCGTGCCAATATCCAGCAGCAGCTGCTTCTGCCGCACTCATTCGTTTGGTCATCCCAGCTGGGGCAAATGCCAATGGGCCAGCCATGGCCATTTCAGTCAGTTCAGACAAAGCCTTCTTGTTTGTGACCTTGGCTATATTTTTTGGGTCGCCAAATGCCTTGTCGTAAAGGTCTTGAAACTTTTTGTCCTTCTCTTCAATACTTAACAGACCTTGTTGGATTGCCCTACCCGTACCCTGCAATTGCTGAGTGCGTCTTGGGTCTTGCATATATTGCAAAACATCATCTAATAAGCCTGCCATGTTTACTCCTTATTGGCCTAACATTGGTCTTGGCATTGTCGCACCAATGTAGCTTGCACCATAAGGCACAGTCTTTTCAAGCATTCTCGCGCCAGCCGCCACGGCCTGCTGCAATCTGGCCATGCCACTTTCATCGCGCAATGCTTTGCGCACAATGTCTGGGTCTTCTGAAATCAGAATTTGAGCCACACGTTGGCGATCTTGCTCTGACATTCCTTTGTTGGACTCACCTAGCATCTTGTTGACAATTCTGAGTCCGGCCATGGGGTTGCCAGTAACAGCATTGGCCACATCATCAGCAGTAATGGTCGAGCCAATTTTTGCAGCCTGCAAAAGTGATGATGCTGTGTCTGGGCCACCAAGAACCCTGTTCTTAGCGACTTGTGACTGCGCAGCTGTGCCAATGCGGGTCAAGATGCCATCAAGCTCGTCACTAGGATAAATGGTGCGCAAAATAGCGCCTTCTTTTGTTTCTGGATTATTAAAAACACCCATCATGCTTTTAGCGCGACCAGTCGTCATCTTTGCTCTTATGGCATCCATAGCGCCAGCCCTAAATGCATTGGCAACACCAGGATTATTGGCCATGTCTTCCATCATTATTTGGACTTCATCCGCGCTCTTGTTAAAGATAGTGCTGCCTTCTTTAAATGCGGTTTTGGCGGCTCTAAGTTGTGAGGCTTCAGCACGGGTTGCAGCCAACTTGGGTGAAGATGCATCAATTGCTTCCCTCAAAGCAGATTCAACGGGTTTTAATGCCATTCCAACTTCAGGCTTGCCACCCGTATAAGCTGAATCAATTGAAGTCTTAATGCCTCGTCTAATAATCTCAGCATCTTTAAGATTTGGTGTTCTGGAAAATAAAATATTTCCATCTTTATCAAAAGAGAAAAATGGCTTTTTGCCTGTCTGGGCCGTGTAGATTGTATTGATGTCATCAATCGCTCTTGGCGATCTTTGCAGCGCATCTTTAAGACTGACCAATAAATCTTCGCCAATGATGCCGCCAGTTTTCCATACGTCTTCGTAGGCTTTGTTTTCTAACGCTTGCGCCTCATCCTTGGTTGCCCTGTAAAAACGCAAAACATTTTCATTGTTTGGTCTTGGTCCAACAAAATTGGGATTAAGACCACTGACAAGTTTCTGCTGCATATCTGTCAATGCTTCTGTGCGTAATTTGTCTGGGCGTGTAGATAAAGCGCCTTGAATCGTTGTGGATGCCTTGCCGCCTTGGGTATACAAAGCGCGCACAGCTTGCAGTAGTGTTTGGTTTTCGGCCAAGATTTCACCGCTGGCAATGCGTTGCACAAGTTCGTCTGTGGTCAAGCCAGTCTGTTCAGCCAGCCGCTGAATTTCAGCCTCTGCTGCCTTACCACCACGACCACCGGACAAGCGCCTAGCAGTGTCTAGGACCATGTCTGTGGCCTTACCAGCGCCCATGAATCCAGCTTGGACCACTGGTGCAATGGATGCACCCATCATTGTTGAGCCTGGCACTCTGGCAGCACGGGCCGCAAAGTCGCCCTCGCCTGTCATAAAGCCTGTAACACCACCTTGAATGCCACCAAGTGCTGAAGTGCCAGCCAATCCCCTAATTAATGGAGCCATGCTGGCGGCCACCCTTGGACCAGTCAATGGTGCTGCCATGCCACCAGTGGCCGCAGTTAGCGCAGCCGCTGATCCAATACCGCCCAGTGCCTCATAACCTAATGCCTCAAATGGGGCTTGTGCTTGGTAAGCCTTCATCTTGCCTTGAATTTCAGCAAGCACTTTGTTGTAGTCTTCGCCTGTCACTGATGCGCGCAATCGAGCTTCCATCTCGTCAGCAGAGCCAAGGGTCACGCCCTGCAAAGTAGAGCGCAGGCGTTGGGTTGGTGCTGCTGGCAGTGGTTGGGCCAATGCTGGCGCTGGTGCAGGGCGATCAATGTCTAGGCTTTGAGACAAAATGCCTTGAAGAATTTGCAGTTTTTCATTAGATAAGCCGGAGACATCTCCAGCCTTAATCTTGAGCAGCTCTTCGTTTGTAAAACCTTCTAGTCCGGTGCTCATCGTTGGCCTCCAGGAGAATTCAATTGCAATTGTCTGTTAACAGCATCTAGCAATGGATTGCCACCACCACCACCACCGCCACCGCCACCGCCATAAGGCGTGACCTGGTACATAGGTGCAAATTGCTCAAATCCTGGTATTTTCATTGCTCGTTTTAAATAATCTTCTTGTGTTGCTAGACGATATCTAGCAACCTTCTGAGCTGTTGATAATGCTTGTCTAATTTCAGCAGCGCTTAGTGTTTGATCACCAGCTGCTGCGCGTCTAAGTATTTCTCGCTCTGGTCCAGTAAGACTTCCTTGGCCACGCATTTGGGCTGCTTCATCAAGCTCTCGCTGTGCAAGACCTTGAACCACAACCCTAGTATTTGCCAGCTGTTCATTTGCATCAGCTCCAGCAACACCAAGTTGTTGGCCAATTCGCAGCATGGCTGTTCTGTAATCAGCAGCTGGGCCGACAATGGCCTTGTCAAGTGCAGGCAGCATTCTGTCAATATTCATCAACGCTTCATTTGCCGACCTTGCTCCTTGTGTTAAATCTCCCAATACTTTGATTGTTTCAGTTCCAGCACCAGCCAAGAATTGAGATGGCCCAGGTGGTAACTTCACATCGACAGTTGTTTTTGGTGCAATCTGTGAACGATATTTACCAACATTTTCAATGCCTGTTTGACCAGTTCCAGCCAATGACGTGCCACTAATATATTCATACGCTCGTAAATCAGGTGACTGAGCCTCGTATGGTGTGGCGCCTGTGTATTCTCTTGACTGACCAAGTTTATTGAATTGCATCATCTTCACTTGGCCATTCACGACCATTGGCTCTGGCTTGCCAAATTCAGTCTGGGCCATGCCAATCTTGAGCAATTCTGGCTGACCTTCTTTGCGCGTCATGCCGCTAAGAATTTTGCGCATCTCAGGATTTAATGAGCCAACAATGCCAGGCGCTGCCGTTGGTGCAGGCATTTGTGCAGCCAATTGAGCGCGTTGTGTTGTTGGTCCAAATTTACCGGCCACAGACACTGGAGCCAGTATTGCCGCTTGATCTGCGGTAATGGGGGCCACAGCTGGCTCGGTGAATTGCTTTGCATAAGCCTCATTGGCCAATGCTTCCCGCTGCATTTCTTTGAGCTTTGCTGCCGTGACCAAATTGCCAAAAGCTCCGGTCATGCCCTTTTCATAAGCACCTTGGCCGGCTTGCAGGGCAGAGCCTAGAGCTTGGCCTAAACCAATGCGCTGGGGGCTTCGACCACTGGCCTGGAGCAATGCAGCAGCAGCGGCCATTGTTGACTGCAAACCCAATTGCTCTTTTTGCTTGGCGGTCAATAGCTTTTCAAGTTCACTATCACCACCACCACCAAACAAATTGCCCAGTAGTCCATCAAAATTAAATTCAGCCATTTTGCTTCCTTAACTAAACGCGCCAAGAATACCGCCAGCAATAGCGCCATAAGGTCCGGCTATTTTTGAGCCAGCCAAAGCACCGCCTAAAGCGCCAGCTGCTGGGTTTGAGTATTGAGGAGTCTGGGTAATCATTCCCAAATTGGCCGGTTGAGCGCCAAGGCTGGTCTGCACCACACCTAAACGCTGCAAACCAATGTTGCGGATTGCATCCATTTGTTGCTGGTCCAAAGCCTGACGCGCACCGCCAGCGCCCATGACCGCTTGAGCGCCACCAAGACGCAATGCTTGTTGTTGTGCAGCCAAATTACCTAGCTGGCTTGCACCACCTAGCCTTAATTGCGCACCTTGCAAGCCTGCTTGCTGATTGGCAATGTCGGCTGCTGATCTGCGACCAATGTCGGCCTGCTGCATGGCCATGGCCTGATTGAATGCTTGCTCGTTGAGTTGAGTGCCAAGAGTTCCGGCCTGCTTGGCAAAGCCAAGATTGGTCAGACTTTCTGCCACACCTTGGCGCGACCCACCAAATGCACGGGCAGCAGTTGCACGTTCACCAGTCTGCTGGATGGCAGATCGTCTTGCAGATTCCAGATCAGCCAATGCGTTCTCACGCACAGCTTCTGTATATGGATTCATGTAAGAGCCAATCGTGCCAGCGCCTTGGCCAAGACCTAAATTGGTCTGCTGCGCTGTAATTTGTGCAGGCTGGTAAATGCCACCATAAGCGGCCATTTGAGCTGCCAAGTCTGTGCCAGTAATGCCTGGGCCAGCCAAGGCAGTATTGACCAGAGCTTCCTCGCCTGCCTGATACATTGGGTTATACCCAGCAAACTGCTGGACTGGCAATGCACCAGCGACCCCTTGGGCCTGCTGAAAATTGGCCAAGAATGCTTCTTTGATCTGTGGATCAATGGAGCTTGTCGATGTAGTTGTTCCACCTTTTGACATATTGCCACCTTATCCGAGTAAAGATTTCATTTTCTTGGCAGACACTTTGCCTTCGTTGATCATGTCCAGAAGTCCACGGCCATACTTATTGACTGAAGACTTCTTGATCACATATTCGCCACGATCTAAATATCCAGCACCATCATCTGGACCAGGTGGGTTCATGCCAAACAAACCATCGACCATGCCGCCCATAGCGTATGCAGTGTCACCAACTGCACCAGTACCTGGGCCACCACCAGTGTTGCCTGCTGCATCGCCACCTTGACTGCCAATGCCAGCAGTATCACCACCATTAGCATCGCCACCACCATAGTAGTCGGCCAATGTCACGCCAGTGTTTGCAGCGGCAGCTCTGGCCACATTGGCAGCTGCGATCTGGTCATATAGACCAGGGTTATAGCCACCCATTGCTTGGCCTGCCACCACATTGGCGTATGGATTGCCAAGTGGTCGCATCTGGCCCATGATCTGAGAATATGGGGATGCACCGCCAGCTGTCACATTGGGGTTGTACTGAGCGCCAATGGGGATGGACTGGTAATTTGCAAAGTTCTGGGCAAAGCCTTGGGTGGCATTGGCAAATGGTGTCGTGCCAGTCACACTGGTTGCACCAGTTGGGCCAAGCAAACCACCAGTGCCACCAGTCACGCCAGTAGTTGTGCCAGTGCCACCAGTTCTTAATGCAGCCAAACGCGCAGCTTCAGCAGCCGCAGCAGCTGCTGCATTGCGTTGTTGCAAAGCCAAGGCCGCTTCATTTTGTCTGGCCACCAAGGCCAATTGAGCCGCATCAGCCGCAGCCTTTTGGGAGGCAGTCAAAGTGCCAGCAGAAGTTCTAGCAGCCAAGGCCCTTGCGTCAATCAGTGCTTGGCTGGCCGTTCTGTCTCTGGCTGTACGGGCTGCAAGTTCTGCATCAGCCGCAGCATCAGCGATCAGTTCAGCCTCGGTCTTTGGGATTGCAGCAGCGTATTTCTCTTGAACACTCTGAGTCGTGACACCAGTGGCACGGGCCACATCAGCTGGGCTGATGCCAAGTCGGTCCATCTCTGTGCGCAAAATGGCATTGCTGGTCCCAGACTTCTGGGCAGCGACCACCGCATCAAAAATGTTTTTGTCAAATTCGGCTTGGGTCATGCCGTTATTGAGCGCCCAATTTAGTGCTTCTGAAATTGCCATATTTATCCCCTAAAGTTCCTTTGCAAGTACAGACCATTGTGGACTGTACCCTTCGTCTTTCAAAAATGTCTTTGCCCAGCCTCTTCGGCCTGCCAGCGTCACCCTGGTGCAGCCAACTGACTTGCCCCAGGACTCGATCAATGGCCTCATCCGTGAGAGTTCGTCTAGGTCGCCACCAGCCAAGAAATAGTGCAAATTCTTTAGCCTTGGGTAATCGATGATTTCTGTCAAAACCACCGAGTCCTTGGCCGGCCACAGCTGTAATCTGTGACCTTCGACCATCTGCACAACATCTTCAAAATCATGCGTTCCACCGCTATATTCTAAGGCCGCCTCCACATGGTGGCGTAGCCTCTCCAAATGTTCTTGGTCGCTCATCGCTTTCCAGACGGGATGGCCTCAAGCCTCATCACGCCAATACGCCAGTCAGCCAAAGTGTTGCCAGTCACCTTCACATTGACCTGACGCGCTGCAAACCGGACATCAGTCGGGTTGGCTGCCGTGTATGGTCCAAATGTGGATTGTGTGCCAGTCGGGTAATTGCGGGTTTTGAATGAAACCACCGCCTCACCCAGTGTCTGCTCATCTGGGACAACTTGCCTGACCGACATGATGTTGTCGCCATTGCCAAGCTGGACTGGGCCACTTTCAGCGTAAAGGCTGGCGCTGTCATAAGCAAATCCGACCTCATGCTCGTAAATGTAGCCGTCAGTGGAAACCGCCAAGGGATTGGTAAACACACCAGCATCAGTGCCAGCAGTTCTGGCCAATGTGCCTATGTTCCAGTGGTTTTCTCTGTAATTGAAAGTGCAGTAGCTGTCATTTTCATTGCTTCCACTGCTTGGGTAATACCACCAGATTTCACCAAACTTACTATTGTGGACCGCATAGACCTTGGATGCCTGATTAAAGTTGATATTGCCAAAGACATAGTCCGACACATCGCTTGGCAGTGGCTTGACATAGCCGTCATATATCCAGAAGCCTGACTTGCTCATCCAAATGGCAGCAGTGTCAATGGCGGCCACAGACTGGGCTGAAATGAGACCGCAGCCTGAACCTGCCTTCTCAAAGCCATAGACAAATGGAGCGCCAATGTACTGGGCCGTGTGGACATCCACATCTGTAAACAGTAGGTTTACACCTTTGACCCGCTTGCCAGCGATCAATGTGCCAGGCGTTGCCAGTTCATAGTCGCCTGCCTGATTGTCGCCAGCTGGGGTCCAGACTGTATTGTTCTCTTGGTCGCACCACTGCACTTTGCGTGGATTGCCACCAGCACCAAGGGCAAACATAATGCGCTCGGCAGTGACTAAAACCGCCTTGTTGCTCGTTGGGGCATTGGTGATTGCTGCTGCCAATGTGGGCGTTGTGAAGCCCAATTGCCACTCATAGAGCTTGCCATCTGTGCTTGAGCAGGCAATCAAATACTCGCCCCATGTGTCCATGGACCATGTGGTGGCCGGAGTGACTGACCCCGTGTCTGGCCTTGCCGTGCCATAGGCCAGAGAGCCATAGGTGCTGTATCCATAGCCGGTCTTTGACAATGAATCTGCAATGCCAGCTGTCAAACCAGTTGGCGTGATTTCTTTGAGTGTTCCACCCTCATTCATGGCATAGAGTTTTGTGTGCGTTCCAGCAGCAATCCATCGGTTGGCACTGTTATCGCGCCAAGTGATAAAGCCGCGGCACAGACCAGACATCTGGCCAGTTGCACGTTTTCTCCAGCCACCCATGGGCCGCAGAGTGTTCTCGTACCAGCGCACAAGATTTGCGTCATACCACCGGCCTGCTGCCTGGTACTCAGTGCCGTTTCTGTAAATGCCTGGTGGTAATTTGAGTGGTATGTACATGGCTATATTGTTGGTAAGTTGGACACAAATGTCATTGTCGCAATTAGTGATGCCGTTGAGGGGTAATTTCCTGCGGCAGCATAGGCTTGAATGCTCACCTGAGTGCTGTCAGTCTCCCACCAAAGCTCCACATAATCTGTTGCGTCTAAGCTCAAAAAGTAATTCCAGCCGACCAATGTGTGGCCATCGACAGACCCATGCTTGCTTGGCACTGCAAAGAATCCAGTCGATCCAGTCACCACAGTCCCATTGATCTTGAGCCAGACCCTTACATCATGGTCCTGAGAGTCAGTGTTCTCAAACTGGCCAGACCACTGCAAATTCCAAATGCCAGCATCGGCCACTGTGATCCGTGAATTGCTTGCGACACTCACGCCATTGGCGTAGTCGACAGTATTCAGCGTCATGGCATAGGCCGTGTTAATTACAGCCGCAGTCTGGTCCACAGTGCTTTGAAAAGCCCCATAGGGGTTATTCATAAACCGACCGCCCTTTGGTCCAAACAAAGACCCCAGCACTGATGTCACTTTTCTGAAGTAATTATTTAGAGCGCCATAGTTCTCATTAAAGTGCCTGCGCTCATACCCCTCTGGCGGGAAACCCAGACTCGGTATAGATGGTGACTCTAATTGTTGCTTGACATTGGCCATGGGTTGATTATGTCAGGACAGACAGGGCATGGTTGATGTGTTTGATCCGGTCATCGAGGCCAATAAAGCCGCCATTGATCTTTTTGGTCATGGTCCGATAGTCTTGGGAGTCTGCATACTGGTTGAGCTTGTGAGTGTCCCAAAACCATCCGGCAGTCAGCGCTGCATACTGGGGCGTGGCCACCAGTTCGGGCTGCATGATCAGGTCCACACCCAGCGCCTTGCCTGCATGGAAATAATTGCTGGAGCCGGTCAACTGGATGCATCCTCGGCCAATGAAGCGCCAGGCATCCCCACTTGCCTCATCTCGGTTGCCCATCCGATTCGAGTAAACAGCCGTGGCAATGGCCTTCGGATTTCTGGCGCAGGCTTGGGCCTTGGCAGCGTCAAAGCGCTTGGGCCAGAGCTTTTGCAGAGCCTCTGCCCTGTAATTGAGATTTTCTTGCAACACCTTAAAGTTGCCGCACTCATGGCCGCATTGGCCGATAAAGGCAGCCTGGCGCAATGGCGTTGAAATGTCAAAGCGCTGGAATGTTTCATTGAGCGCATCGACCCACTCTGGGCCAATGTGCAGCCGTGCCAGTTGCTCACTATTGACCATTGACGATTCTCCTTACTTCTTCGTAGGCGCTGACGCAGGCGTTGAGCTTGTGGATGGCTTTGTCTCCTTCGGCTGCGAGGTCGATAAGAGTTGCAATAGTCGCTCGCTCAAGTTCGCTTGCATCGGACTGTTCGGGTTGTGGATTTCCAGCGGGAGCGCTGGCACTTGCACTGGCTTGTGGACAACTTGGGGCTGGGAGCCGCAGCCGGCCAGTCCGAGCAAGCTCATGCATAGCAGACTGTTTTTTCTTGACATCATCTTGGGCCTTTCTGAGTTTTGTTTCCTGATCTTGCAGTTTCTCGCCAAGCTCTGCTTCTTTGGCTCTGGCTTCATCATTCTTTTTAGCAATGGCAATCTTCATGTCATTGTCCCTGTCTTGCCAGCCAAAGTGATAGCCACCTCGGTAAGAGCCAAACAAGGCAATGCCGATTGCCAGGGCGATATAGGGTAAAGGGATGCCAAACATTATTCTGACTCCTGTCTTGCCTGTGCCAGCTGTTCGCGCTCATGGTCATCCTCAAGATGCTCTGGTGGCGTTGTGGGTGGTGGACCAGGGGTCCAAGACTCGTCTAGCTCTGGGTTGGTCCACTTGGGCATAGCACCAAATGGCTGGGTTGGGATGCCATTGGTCGTGGCATTAAAGCCGTGATTGTTGCTGTAGCCGTATTGGCCGTAGCCACCCTGCATTGGCTGGCCCATGCACTGACCCATCGGCTGCATGGATTGCTGGCCACCAAAAGCCTTGGCGGCAGTCCCCACAGCCTTTTTGCCCATCACCGCACCAATGCCTCCAACAATGAGCAAAACGATGTCGTTCAGCATCTTTGTATAAGCCTGATCAATGGGAGCCATTGATTTGATGGGCTGGGTGACAAAGGTCACTGAGTACAAAAGCGCCACCACAATGAAGCAGAGAATGCAAGTCACCGCAATGACCACAAAGCCCCAGACCCTGACCTCGATCTCTTCAGTTGTTAGGTTTAACTTCATCAACTTTTTTCTCCAGTATGGGTGCGACCAGGTACTCTGGACATTGCTGAGTAAATAAACACTTTGGCTTCTGACACTCTGGGGCATGGAAGTGATCAGGATTCTGGCACTTGTACCGATACCGATCTTCGCAGCCAGTGAGCATTATCAAAGCAATTGCAATCAGATATTTCATGCGTATACATCCACAGAATTAGGTTTGATCCACTGGGCCTTGATCTGCTGGTCCTTGATCTGCTTATCAGCCTGCCGGTTTAATTGCTCAAGCTCTTTCAGATTCTGCTGCCTGATCACCCTTTGGGCCTCCTTGAGCATATTGGCATTGGCCTGATAGGGCGTGATTTTCATTTGCCTAATCCTATTCTACCCAGCAGTAAATTAACGATCCGGTCGGATAAGTCATCCGGCAAAAACTTCAGAAAACCCAAAAAGTAAAGCGCCACACATCCGTAAACGAATATCTTGAGGCATAGGTCAAAGGTCTTCTGGTACTCATTCACCGACCGCACCTTCTGGTAGTGGCACAGAATTCCATCAGCTCATTGACTCCAATGAACACCAAAAACAGAACAAAAGCCACACCGCCAATGATCATGGCCAGTTCGTTCATTTCAGCTTCTTTGGCCTTGGCAGCTTTCTCTGCCTTCTTTAATGCGCTTATTTCTTTGGCATCAGCAAGGTCCATTTCAGCCTGGCGCGCTTTGATCTTGTTCCAGACATCGATCTTGCCGGTCTGCATGAAGAGCATTTTTAGCTCTTCCTCAAATGCTCTGGCCTGCTCCAGTGCCATCTCGATCTGCAAGGCCGTTCCCATGTTGGAACCCTTGCCAGACTGCTTGGCTTGAAGCATGGCCTTGGTGGCCGTTGACTTGGCATCGAAAAGTTTGCCAATCATTGGCGCGAGTGAGCCAAGGTCTTGGGCCACTGCACTGGCCTTCTTGACCATGCTGATGGCTGACTGGATACCCGCTAAAGCGGTCATTGGATCGATGGGAATCATTTCTTTTCTACCTTTTTCCACTCAAGGCAAACAACCCTCCGATTGTAAACATCACCGGTCCATGTCCACTTGGTGCATCTATATTCGGCAGCAGCTGCTAGTAAGACCAGAGCATAGATCATGGCCACATCAAAATGATGACAAAGAATGACCAAACAATGGTCAGGACAAGCAAGGCCGCAGCAATGAGTGCCACGGCCCAGTCTCTCATAGCCCGAATATTTTCTTAACGAATTCGGCAGCCACCCCTGGTCCAAACAAGACCGCAATGATTACCGCATAGAGCAAGTATTCAATCTTGGTCATGCGCTTGTCGCCATCGCGCAGTGACCGATCAATGTTGTTGTATCTCTCTAAACAGATCGCTTCATGCACGGCAAGCCTCTTGTCAACATCAGCATCCATGATTAGGCAGATGCGGATTCAGCCGCCGCAGCCTGAGCCGCTTCAGCAGCCAATCGTTGTGCTTCTTGTTCAGCAGCAATTCGTGCTTGCTCTGCCTGATAAGCCGCAATAACTTCAACAGTCCATGCTGTATTGCAGATTGCCACGACATTAGCAGGGACTCCAGTTAAGTCTTGTGCTGGTGTGAGGCTTGAACGATGGTAGGTTTGGCTGATTTGATTGCCATCTTCCATGATGCGAGTTGCCTCACGATAGAGAACAACACCATTCTCGGTTACTGTGATTTGGTCAACAGTTGTGGTTTTGGTTAAAGACATTTTGATTTCCTTTGGTTGTGTCCGACTAAGTTATCCAACTTAGTTAATTAAGAAACTAAATAAACTGCGTTGAAAAAATAAGCCGAAGTATTCGTAAAATTTGCTTCTGTTAATCCAAGAAAATTGTTTCCATTTCCATATCTGTTGTATGCAGTTGTTCCAAAAGCAAGAACTTGAACTGAAACTGGTACAGAACTTCCACCTGCATCAAATTGACCATTCCCGCCATAAGAACGATTTGTTTCATCCGCACTAAATGGCAGTCCAGTAAATGTTGCATCACCAGCTGAAGAACCCTTACTTGATAAATTTACAAATCCTGTGGCAAAAACATAATTTCCTATTTTTGTGTATCTACCATTTCTAGCGTTGTAAGTAATACCAGTAGAACCACTACCAAATACTAATGTTGGAGTCCAAGTCCCTTCCTCATAGTCATCTAACGTATTAGCGTCTGATGATGCTGATTGAGTTGCGGGGAATGTGATGCCTGTGCCAGCGTTAGGTACTGCTGAGTCAAGCGCAAGGGTCTGCCCTTCTTTCATCGTAATCTGTCTAGCACCATCGCCATCAGACAGCACGATGTAGTTAGATGCTGTGCGAATGTCTAGGCTGTCTTGGTTGCCATCGTATTTACCAATAATGGTGTTTTTAGCACCAGAGGTAACTAAATAGCCAGCACCCTGTCCCAAAAAAGTATTACTAGCACCAGTTGTTGCATTGCCTGCATGATCACCAATAAATGTGCAAGAACCATTACTAACAAGACTTGCGCCAGCGTTTGAACCAAACATGGCATTAAAGCTTGAAGTAACACCAGTGCCAGCAATATGTCCTACAAAAGTGTTTCGTGAATTACTAGAAGTTGCATATCCTGCTTGATAACCTACAGCGGTTAAAGAAGTTCCAGTTGTGTTTGTATACCCCGCCTGATAACCTACAGCAGTGTTACTAGATGCGGAGGTGTTGGCTTGGAGTGCGGATACACCAATTGCGGTGTTAGATGAACCTGTGCTTGCCGCACCATTTGGGCCAGCGGCATAGCCAACAAAAGTGTTATCAGTTCCAGTAGAAACTGCATAGCCCGCACTTGCGCCTACGCCTGTATTGTTCCCTCCAGTGGTAAGTTGAAAAGCACCAATACCAATTGCCGTAATGTTATTGGCGGTGCTAGAAGTGGTTGCCGCCTTCCAACCAATAGCAGTAATTGCTGTTCCTGTGGTGTTTTCAAAACCAGCCTGATACCCTACCGCTGTGTTGTTAGATGCTGTGGTGTTTTGGAGTGCTTGAGTGCCTATTGCCGTGTTAGAACTTCCCGAACTATTAAGTGCTAGTGCTTGAGTTCCAAAACTTGTATTTTGACCACCAGAGAGATTAAATTGACTAGCCCTACGACCAACAGCTACATTGTCAGAACCCGTTGTATTTGTAATCAATGCGCCATCACCAACAGCCACATTGGTTGCGCCTGTGGTGTTTGCGTATAAAGATTGATACCCTACAGCAGTGTTGTTTGATGCAAGGTTTACTCTTAAAGAGTCTTTTCCAATTGATACGTTGTAACTGCCCGATATGTTTGTGTTTAAACTAAACCCGCCCAAAGACACGTTGTTTGTGCCAGTTGTCGTGTTTCTACCCGCTGCGCCACCAATAAATGTGTTGTCTGTGCCAGTATTTACTGCTGCACCCGCAAAATATCCAACAAAAGTAGATTGAGCAGTATCGCTAGTAGTTGTTTTTGCCGCACCAGCATTATTTCCAATTGCAACATCACCCGAGTTACCAACTAAAGCAAGCGCACTTACGCCATAAGCCGTATTAGCCGAACCATTACCAGGGCCACGACCGACAGTCAGACCATTAACAGTAATGTCATTAGCAAGCGTACTAGATGAAGCACCCAATGCAATAGCAGTACCGCCAATGGTGATAGAACTATTTACCAAACCCGCATTAGGCAAGCCTGTGCAGCTTGTTAAAGTGCCACCAGAGGGCGTACCCAATGCACCATTGAACAATACTGGCGCACCCGCAGAGCCTGTATTAACCGCTAGAGCAGTAGCAATGCCAGTTCCTAGACCTGATACACCTGTGCTAATTGGCAAACCCGTAGCTGATGTCAGCACTAAAGTAGTGGGTGTTCCTAAATTAGGAGTTGTTAGTATTGGGCTTGTAAGTGTTTTGTTTGTCAGGGTTTCTGTGCCAGCCAATGTCGCCAATGTTCCCGTTGTGGGGAAAGTGACGTTTGTTGTGCCTGTCAAAGTTCTTGTATATGCAAAGTTTCCAGAACCCGTCACAGTCATTGCCGCATTGTTTGATACGCCTGTACCGCCATTAGCAGCACCTAAAGTTCCAGTGATGTCAGCAGTAGAAAGGCTTACAGCATCCCAAGAAGCATTCGTTCCATCAGTCTGAAGATACTTGCTTGAGTTACCTGTTTGGCTAGGCAAGAGGTTATTTAGAGCCGCAGTAGCAGTAGAAGCACCAGTACCGCCATCAGCAACTGCTAAGTCTGTGATGCCTGTAATAGAGCCGCCAGTGATTGATACGCTAGAGGATGTGATCGGGCCTGTTACACCCGCTGTTGCCGTTACAGCACCTGTCAAAATGGATGTGCCTGTTACCGCCAAAGTGGTGCTTGCAGTGATTGCTTTAGCCGCCAAGGTAGTGTTATTGACTGTGGCAGTTCCTGTAGCCGCACCAAGGTTTACAGCAGTAGCCGCACCACCAAGATTTAAGGTAGTTGAGACAGTGTTAAATGCCGCTTGAGTTGCCGCACCAACCAACGCACCCGCTAGAGTTGTTGTGCCAGATGCTGCTAGGGTTGTGAACGAACCTGTTGCGGGAGTAGTTGCGCCAACAGTTGTAGCATCAATTGCACCGCCAGTAATTGCGGCAGCAGAGTTATCTGTCTTTGTTGCAACAGCGGTAGCAATGTTATTAAACTCAGTATCAATCTCAGTACCTCGAACGACCTTGAGTGGATCACCAGGCGTGAGGTTATCTTTAGTCGCAAAGTTGGTACTTTTTGTGTAGTTACTCATGATATTTTCCCGTTCTTAGATTGAATCTCAATCTTCTGAATTGACAGTTGAGTGCCGTTGATAGTGGTTTCGTAACCTGTTTGAACAATTTTACCCGCACCAGAAGCATTTACATCTAGTGTCTTAATCAAGAGTCCACCTGAGTATTCAGCCACGCCATACTCAGCTAGGCCGTACTCATAGTTTTGTTGAGTAGGGATGAAAGCATTGCCTGACAAATAGTTGGCAGCAAAGTCAAAGCCCCACTTAATCGTAACAGTCTGGTTAGACCCACCAATGATGATTGTTTTGATTCGCTTCAGAATAGAAATCTGATTCTCATTACCAAGGTCTGCATGGTTAGTAAAGTAGCTCAATCGGTAAGTAGAAGTGTTGTCTAAGAAACTTCCATACTTGCCAATAAAGCCACTCTTACCAATATACAGATCACCATTCCTGAGTGAGTACAGAGCAGTAGGCGTAATAGAGTCCCACTTAGTTACTCTAAAAGCACCATCTTGCAATTGCATTTTTGTATCAAAGCAGAAGACTTGACCTGTTACTGGAAGAGTCAACAAGTAAAACGCATTCTTTTCTGAATAAACAGACTTCAGATTAGCCAAAGTCTCTACCGCCAAAGATGAAATAAGGTCAGAACGCACATTCTTGGACAAGTCTCTCAGGGGTGCAGACTTCTCTTGGATTGTCCTCATAAGAGAACGAACACCTGAGTCAGACAAGAAAATCACATCTGTACCAATTGACTGAATAGTGTCTCTAGCAATGCACCCAATAGAGCCTACTGTGTCTGACAGAACCAAGGATGCGGGAGTAGAAGCACCAGAATAAACAAGAATTTGCCGTTTACCAAAGATGAAAAAGAAATCATTGTGAGCCGCTAGACCCATGATCTCATCAGCACCATTAGGCCAGACCCTAGAAACATCTAAAGTGCCTGAAGTACCACCACCCCATACATGACCTGCAATCAGGTCAGAGAAGGTAATAGTGACCTTATCTGTAGCAGTATTAGCCACCCACAAGCGACCAAAT